CCTGGGCTTTTAATGCGTTTAGGACGTTGCCCATCCATTGGGCTTCATCAATCATGGCCTGGAAGCCTGTAACTACGCCTTCCCCGACGTTGCCGCCTCCCTCTTTAGCGGCTGTGTATGCGGCCCCTAGATCTACCCCGGCTAAAAGATTCTGTTGCATGGAAGTAGTAAAATCTTCTATAGCCTGATTTGCTTTAGATAGTTCACCCGTCCAGAATCCGAGGGCTTCCCTATTGGCCGTTAGCGATAGGTTTTTAGTCTCAAAGATTTTTAGTAGTTCTTTTTCTTTTTCGGTTAATTCCTCGACCGCGGAACTAGCCGCACTTGTCGCGGTTGTCGCGTCTGTTTGGATTCCCGTATATTCGTAGGTCCATGTATTTACTTTAGCTTGTCGGGCCGCTAAGTCCTGATAGTCTGCATTAGCGTCTTTTAGAATACCGTTGCCGACTTTGTTAGCGTTTAGATAGTCTATGTATTGTTGCGTGGTCATGCGGATAGCGCCGGTTAGGTTATTCCATTGGGGTACGGCTTTACGAGCTTCTACGGCTGTGAATCCGATCGCTGTGGCGGCGTCCTCACTTGCCCCACCAAAAAAATCCATAGCGATACCGAGGTAGTCTAAAGCTTGTCCAAACGGATTAAACCTATTTAATACAGTCCCCAGTACGGTACCAAATAGACCTGTTTCCTGGGTTGCTTTATCTATCTCCCCTTGGACATCAAATAAAAAGCCTGCTAAACCGACTAGATCACCGGCTAGGTTCGCTGTCCCTTCGCCTAGGCTTTCAAGCATTGGCTCCAATTCCTGCATGGTTTTAACCATGTCGGATGTTCCCTCGGTGGCGTCCTTAACTCCTGTAAGTAGGCCTTTACCGAACGCTTCCCCTAGGTTGTCTACACCCTGTTGGAGCACTCGCATACGGCCCTGTAACGTGTCGGCGGCTTCCGCGGCCTGTCCCCTGAAAGTGTTTGCTAGGGTTTCCGTGATTGCGTTCATGTCACCGGAACGTAAGATAGCGGCGTCGATTCCAGCACCGAGCCGGGATAATCCGGCCGTGTTACCGTCGAAGGCTTTACCTAGAGCCTCCGTTACTGCGCTTAAGTTTTTCCCTGTCCCCGCGGATATATCCATAGCCAGGGACAACATTCTTTCGGCTTCCTCCGTGTCACCAATCGAACGAACTAACCGGTCATAAGCCGGGCGTAAATCATCATCCGCTACACCTGTAGAGCGTTCTAGGACTGATATGTAATCCTCGACCCTTTGCGTATCGTGCGCTAATCCCACGTTCTCCATAGTGAGCGCAAGCTTCCTCATGGCCTCCTCGTCGGCTAGTGCCGACTGGACTCCATCTACGGCCATTTTTGTCGCTAATCCGGCTATGGCTATACCCGCACCGATAGCGGCCGGTCCTAACATGTTTTTCATGCTTCCGGCTAGACCTTTAAGGCCGCCTTCCGCCTGATTCATTCCCTGATTAAACTTTTTAAGGTCGGCCGCAAGGTAAATCGTTAAGGTTTTTCCGCCACCGATAGCCATTACATTACCCGCCACTTCATGGCAATACGATCCACGGCGTTAGCCCATTCCTGTAACGCTTGCGGCTGATAGTTGCGGGCTTGACCAATCCAATCGGTACCTGAGCCGAACGCGGCGGGCATACGGTTACGCGCTCCGCTTGCGGCTCTACCTCTATCGCCTTTATCTGAGGGGTAACGGAGCATGGTTGGGGTCGCTCCTCCGCTTGCCGCTTTACGGTTCCCACCGATCATTACCTTTGGGATACGGTCGGAGCCTGCCCGCACGCTGTCGGCTATGTGTTGCCCCCACGGCCCGGCGTATTGTAGGGCGGCGTTTTTCCATGCTGGGGCCATGTGCTGCTCGGCTATGGTTTTACTACTGGCCCGTAGTTCTTTTGCCGCCTCTTTACCGAGTTGCCGGAAGTCTCTAAGTAATTCATTAAGCCCGCTCACGCCAGATTCATAGATCGCCATTAATGATCTCCTCCTCTATCGTTGCTAATAGTTGCGGGTCGTACTGTAGGACTTCGTCAAATGGTCGGCGTATTCGTAACGCTATTCGGACGACGTGTCGGAAGTATCCGCCGTCCGGGTAGCTTTTGGGGCTTCCGCTTCCACGAATACATTATGCTCATCTACCCATTTTTCGATAGCCCCGTAGGTTAAGGCGTTTCTGCCCACGATTTTCGCGTAGGCAAGTATCGACATGAGAGCAAACACGTTATCCGCTTTCGAGTCATTCGCCACGATCTGGGACATGTATACCCGATCGTTTTGGTTCACGTCGAAACTTTGCGGGTCTCCGTTATCGACTACTACCGTGATTCTGTTGTACATGGTTTACCTCTCCCGAGTGTTGTGATGGTTTACGAGAATGTAACTGTTCCTGTAAATGATACTGAGCAAGTGGCGATACCGTCAGCTGCTAGGGTCATTTCTGCGGATTCGATCGACATTCCGTTACCGGCCCAATGACCGGCGGCGCTGCGAACGTCTACGGCTACTGTCGTGGCTCCTGCGATTGCGGTCTGGAGTGCGTCATATAGTCCAGAGTTTTCGTCGTATAAAAACTCTAGGGAGATTGTGCTATTTAGGTCGGTCTGATCGAACGCGACACTAGACAGGGTCTTAGTACGAACGATCGTGGGCGTGGTGGTGACTGTGCCGCTAGTTACTTGATCCTCGTAACCTACGGACGCGATATCGACGGTAAATGCTGCACCGGCTACGGATACTGCTGGCATGGCTAACTCTCTTTCATTTGTATTGAGACGTTAATCTCTGTGGTTATTACTGTGCCTTGCGTCCCTATGTCGTTAAGTTGTGGTGCGTTTACTGCCGTTACTAGGAACTCTGTAGGGATTAGACCTAGCACTGTGTCTACGGCGTTTTCTGTATCCAGAGTTTCGGCGGCGTTCTGTCGCTTTTTAATAACGATTAAAATACGCCACCGAGCTTCATAATTCAGGTTAGATCCAATTCGCCCTGGTAATAGCCAAGGTGAATCCGGAACTATAACGATAGCGGGCGGGGTCGGGATATTTGGGACTGTGTCGTAAACCCGATATCCGCTACTTGTGAACGCGGTTATGAGTAGTTCTCTAGCCTCCGTGCTCAGAGCTGTCACCCGACCATTCCCTTTACTTTTAGGTATGGCCCTAGTAATGCCATAACCCGACGGGTGATCCATACCGACATGCGCGGCCCTGGAGTGAAGTCGATTGCTACGGCTTCACCACCCGCTGCTGTGCGAGCTTGAAAGATTTCACTACCCACCGAGAGGGCCGCCTCTTTGCATAGTGGTGGCTCCGCTGTGACGGCGGCGGTGGTGATGAGGTAACCGATTAGGTCCGAGGCGGCCTCTGC